GCTGCCAGCCGACGTGTAGTGCAGGCCCGGCTTGCCGTTCGGCCACGTCGCAGCCTGATCGCCGTGCGGCTCCTGCTTCGTGTTCGCCTGCCAGTAGTCGGCGGGGAACACCGGAGTCTCGTCCTTGCCGATCCCCGAGTTGCCCTTGAGCGAGTAGTGCTGCCCGACGCAGACAGGCTCAGGGCCATCCTTCGAGTTCGCGCTCGCGCTCGCCATCAGTCCCCCCACCGGCACGACCAGCGCCAGCCCCAGCAGACCTGCCAACATCCTGTTCCGACTCATCCTTCTGATTCCCTTCGATGATTCCTAGACGCATTGCAATGGCTACTGCCTGCGCTGTTGTGCTCGCCCCCAGAGCCTGTTTGGCCCGCTGACGGTGTGTCTTGACCGTATTCTCCGACAATCCCAACTCTCTGGCTGCACTAGGGACGGTGTGTCCTTGAGCGGCCATCGCCAGCGCCTCCGCCCCTCTGGGAGAGAGAACCATGGGCAAGCCTCGATCGTCCACCATATGTCCGGGGGACAGGAACATGGTCGAGATCCCATGCCGCTCACAGATCAGTCGGCGAATCTGAGCCCACCACATCGAGTCACGCTCGCGGTTAGGTGTCTGGGACACCACATCCACGATCAGCGACAACTCCGCAAGCGCGCGACGCTGGGCGAGTTTCATGCCCGCTTCTGCAACCAGACCTGTTGACCGGTATCGATCACGTCGTAGGTGTTCTCCATGCACCGGACGAATGCGTCGATCGCAGGGCCGGGGACGTTTCGAGTGTTGCCCTCCTCGTACCACTGGTAGTCATCGAACGCGATGATCCCGCCGGGGTTGAGGTACGTGTCCGCGTTGATCGCGTCGCGGAGCACCTGATGCGTCTCGTGGCTGCCGTCGATGTAGACGAAGTCGAAGGGCGGCGGGTTGATGCGGAAGAACTCGTCCGAGGTGAACCGCTGCGGCAGCAGGTTCCCGAAGAAGGACACGCGGTGCCTGTAGTAGGAGTAGATCGCGTCCCAGTCGAGACCCTCATGAGCAGGCTCATCAGACCCAGCCCATGTGTCCACGTCGATCAACTGCGAGGTCAGATCGGTGAGCACGTTCTCGATCAGCCATATCGAGGCGTCCCCCGTGTACGCCCCGATCTGCAAGAACCGCAGGTTCGGCTTACCTGCGAACTGCATCAGGTGCTTGGCGAAGTACGTCTCTGGGTACTGCCCAGTGAACCAGTCCGGCCAGTCCGGGTTGCGATCCGGATTCCGAATCAACTTCTCCGAATTACGCCAATCCTTTGCTGCCATTTTGGTTCTCCTAGGTCTTGATCGCGTAGGTCAGAACATAGTACGGAGGCTGATTCTCGTGAGACTGCGACGCGGACGAAGACCCCACCGCATCCACCGTCACCCCATGGCTGTGCGCCGTAGAACTGGACCCACCGCTGGTGAACGCGGCGATGTCCACGCTGTGCGAGTGGTTGTTGTTCGGGTTCGCGGTCGTCCCGCTGTGCGTGTGGTTCGCGCTGATGCCGCCAGTGCTGAACCCGTGGAGGTGGTTCGTGTCCGTGGCCCGCACGATGTTGGTGCGCGCCGTGCCTGCTGTGTCCTCGTCAGCGGAGTCCACCCAGTTGTTCGAGTCACCGGTCGTGATGCCCTCGTAGACGGTGTGACCGTGGGAGTTGTTCCGGTCCATCCAGCCCGTGGTGCCCGAGTGGGAGTGATCCGCAGACACGGTGCCGGACGTGAATGTGTGGGTGTGCCACGAGGACACTGTTCCCGATTGCGTCGGCCCCGGGTCCACCGAGTGGGTGTGGGAGGAACTGGCGTCCGCAGAAGATCCGGTATGGGCGTGTCCCACCAGACCGGACTGAGCGGAGGTGAGGGTGACGGCCTCCGCGCCGCCCGTGGAGCGGACTCCCTCACCGGCAGAGGCCCCCTTGATGAACATCCCCCGCAGGTCCGGGGTGTTCTCCGGATTGGGCTGACCCGCAGCGGCAAGGATGGATTCCAGAGCCGGTGAGCCATGTGCCGTGCCGTCGCACAGCGCCCACCCAGCAGGCGGCGTCGCCGACGGGAACATGCCGACGAACGAGGTCGGCACCTCGTACCCGAACGGGGCGTACAAGGCGTTCCCCTCAGCCGGGGTGAGGTACTGCGGGTGCGGATCCCCGGCGCTCGTGTGCGCAGAGTCCCCGGACGCCGCCGTGCCTGCGGGATCGTAGACCCCGGAGTGGTTGTGGTTGCCGAAGGCCACCGTCGTTCCGCTGGTCCCGGTCGGCACCTGTGCAATCGGCACCTTCGTCCCGGCGTCCAGCGAGGCGTAGCCGTTGGCTGCCGCCCGCTCGCTCTCCTTCTGGTACTGCGTGTGCGGATCAGCAGCCCCGACGTGATTGCTTACCGCTGTCGAGGCAGTGCCAGCAGCGTCGTAGGCGGCGTTCCCCTCAGCCGGGGTGAGGTACTGGGTGTGCGGATCCCCCGCAGCCTCATGGGAGGACACCGCCGCGCTGGCAGTGCCGGACGGGTCCGCGCCCACGTTTGCTGCGGTCGGGAAGACGTGCCGGTGGTCCGCGCGGGCCAGCGCCGCCGACGTGCCCACCACCGCCGTGGCGTTGTCCGCCGACGGTGCCACGTTCGCGGTGATCGCATGGCTGTGGTCGTTGCGGGCGAACGACGTGCCAGTGCCTTCTGAGTTGGTGGTCGAGGCGGTCAGGTTGGCCGTGGGGGAGGCCGCTGGCACGTTGTGGACGTGATCCTGCCTCGCAGCATCTGTCCCAACACCGATCGCACCAGCAATGTCGGGGGTCAGCGCGGGAGGGGTTACGGAGGACAGGGGGACCGATGGACCGGTCGGTCCGGTAGCACCTGTCGCCCCGGTTGGACCCGTGGGTCCCTGAATGCCCTGCGCACCCGTTGGTCCAGTCGGGCCTTGGATGCCCTGAGCGCCCGTCGGCCCCGTAGGTCCCTGAATGCCCTGAGGTCCAGTCGGTCCAGTCGGACCTTGGATTCCCTGCGCCCCAGTCGGACCCGTCGGACCCGTCGGACCCTGTGACCCGATCACGGGCACGTACTGCTGGGACACCTCGTCCCAGACCATCAACAAGCCCATGTCGTTCTCCTCACAATTCGAACTTCGAACACCATCACGGTGCCTTCACTGGGACCCATTGCACACCATCCCAGACTTCCGGTACTACCCACGCGCCCCCGTTCCACGATTCGCCCCCAACCCACGCTGCACCGTTCCAGATCTCCGCCTCGCGCTTGAGCACGGTGACCGCCTGCGGTGCGGACTGGTTGGATCCGAAGGCGTTGATCGCTTCCACCGTCACGTTGAACACGCCCACGGTGTTGAACGTGACCAGCGGGTTGTCCTCTGAGACGTTCGTCGCACCGCCACCGAAGTCCCAGTTGTGCTGGAACGCACCACCCGTCGAGGTTGCCGTGAACTGGATCTGCTGCCCGGTGTAGACCGTGGTCTTGTCCTTCGTGAACGACGCCACCGGGGGGGCACCCGGCGTGTAGTCGATCTGCACCGTGACAGCGGTGATGCTGCCCGTCGTGCCATCGGAACCCTTGGTCTTGACGTAGCCCGCCCACGTCCCCAGAGCACTGGCCCGCAGAGTGTTCCCCGTCGCGGACGGGCGATTGGCGGGCTGCCCGTTGATCTGCGCGGGCGTGTACGCCCATGACCCGTTCGCCGTGCGGTTGACGTTCGCCTCGCTCGCCGACGCTACCTGTAGCCCAGACCCGTTGTAGAGGGCCACGTCCCGGTTGTCGGTCCACGTGTCGTCGGACAGGCCGCTGACTTGGAAGGTGCGCGCCAACCGGATCGCGGTGATCGCGTCCGGGTTGAAGTCGCCCGGCTGCGCCCCCGTCAGGTCAATGCTGCCGTTCAGGTCGGCGTCCGTCGAGGACAGCGGCAGGCCGGTGGCCGTCAGGGTCCATGTCGCCATCAGGACTCACCCTGATAGCAGCACAGGCCCCGGCCACCCTCCATCACCTCAGGGATGTTCTGCGGCCAGTCGTGGCAGTCCCTGCCCGGGTACTTCTCACCCATCCACTTCCCCACCGGGGCGTTCTCCCACACCGGGTTGCCCAGCATCTCCGAGTCCCAGATCGTGCACCGGGGCAGGCCGTCCACCATCTCCAGCAGCGGGCACACCTCGCCGTTGATGTAGCAGCAGTGGTCGCCACCGTCGCCCATCCCCGTGCACACACGCTTCGATACCGGGCTCATGGTGCCGGAGCCCAGATCTGGCCCAGCGCCGGGGAGCCGGGTCGGGAGGCGGACACTGTCACCGTCACCGGTCCTGTCGGACCAGTGGGACCGGTGTTTCCGGTGTTGCCCGTGGATCCCGTCGGGCCGGTCGGACCGGTCGGTCCTTGGATGCCCTGATCGCCTTGCGGGCCGGTGGGTCCAATGTTCCCCTGTGGCCCAGTCGGTCCGGGTACGGAGGAATCGGCACCGGTAGCACCCGTGGGTCCTGTGGGTCCTGTGGGTCCAATCAGACCCTGAGGTCCCGTGGGACCAGTCGGGCCTTGGATCCCCTGCGGGCCGGTAGGACCGGTTGGCCCGATCACACCCTGCGGCCCAGTGGGTCCGGTTGGTCCTTGGATCCCCTGCGGTCCTGTCGGTCCGGTGGGTCCCACAATGCCTTGCGGACCGGTAGGACCGATAGGTCCGGTAGGTCCATCAGGACCCGTGCCCACTGGATCTGCGTCGGTGTCCCACCAGAACGCGGGACGGTCGTTCGGCGTCGGCGTGCCGGGGGAGGCAGGCTGCGACCACATGAGCGGGTACTGCTTGTGGTCATCGTCGCCCAGACCAACCAGAAGACCGTGGTCGGAGACACCGCCACCGCCGCCGGAGGCGAGGGTGAACTCGATGAACACGCGATCGTTCTTGGAGATACTGACCCCAGAACTCTGTTCGATCGCGATGTCCACGAGGAACCATGAGCCGTTGTCCACGGGGGCTCCACCAACAACCCGAGCACGGCTCCACTTCGAGGAGTCATTCACCTGTTGGACGACGATGAGGTTTCCCTCTTCCAATCCACTCAGGACTGCGTAGTAATCCCACCCGTTCTCGTCGTAACGGCTGATCGACGCCTGTGTGGATGCGCCAGCGGTGCCGTCCGTCCGGTACCTTCCCGACCCCGGATCGGCCATGGTCGTGGAGGTGTCATACACCCAGACGGAACTATGGACAGCCTGCTTGGGAACGAAGATCAGCGAGTCGGAACCGAGGACTGCGACGTTGTCCGCGTCCGCGCTGACCGCCGTAGGGCCTTCTGCACCAGTCGGGCCAGCAGGACCAGTAGGTCCCGACCCTCCTGTGTCTCCAGTCGGTCCCGTTGGACCAACCGCACCATCCGCGCCAGAAGGACCCGTTGGTCCAGTCGATCCGGTGGATCCTGCGGGTCCGGTCGGCCCGGTAGCGCCAGCGGTCCCAGAAGTTCCCGTAGGCCCTGTTGGTCCTGCTGTCCCTTGGGATCCAGTCGGTCCAGTCGGTCCAACAGCGCCATCAGTGCCTGATGATCCAGTGGGTCCGACAACACCTTGCGCTCCTGTCGGTCCTGTCGGTCCGGGGACCGTCGAGTTGGCTCCCGTTGGCCCTGTCAGCCCTGTCGGGCCGAGGGACCCGGTGGGACCAGTCGGGCCGAGAGGTCCGGGATCCCCCTGAATGCCCTGCGTACCTTGGGGGCCGGTTGGTCCGTCGATCCCCTGAGGTCCGGTCGGACCAACATCTCCCTGAGTTCCCTGAGATCCCGTGGGTCCGGTCGGCCCCGGATCACCCGTGGCACCTGTCGGTCCATCCGGACCGATGCTTCCCTGCGATCCGGTAGGACCGGTCGGACCCTGAGATCCCGTGGGTCCAGTTGATCCCACCGCACCGTCAGTTCCTGCCGGACCCGTGGGACCGCCCGTACCGGTGGGTCCGGTCGGACCGTCATTGCCCTGAATGCCTTGGGAACCGGTCGGACCGGTGGGTCCCACACCACCCTGAGGGCCAGTGGGTCCCGTATCTCCCGGGTCGCCCTGAACACCCTGACCGCCTTGGATGCCCTGAGGGCCAGTGGGTCCGATGTTGCCCTGAGGACCAGTCGGTCCGGTACTTCCAATGGGACCCTGAGGACCAGTGGGACCAATGCCTCCCGCAACTCCCGCTGCTCCAGTCGGGCCAACATCGCCGGGGTCGCCCTGCAAGCCTTGGACACCCTGCGAGCCGGTAGGACCGGTGGGTCCTTGGATTCCCTGAGAACCTGTGGGTCCCGTAGGTCCTGCCACACCAGTGGGACCGATGGGGCCGGTACTACCCGTGGGTCCCTTGATCTCACCCGCGTCTGTCCACGCCACGCCGTTCCACACCCACAGATGCCCGGTGGCATCCACGATGAAGCCGTCGCCGTTCTCCCCGGTGTAGCCGGGGTCGAGGTCGCCCTCTGTCGGCACCGACCCGAGGATCGTGACCGAGGTGCCGTCGGCACCAGTCGGCCCAGTAGATCCGGTGGGTCCTGTCGGGCCAACCACCGTGGAGTCCGCACCAGTCGCGCCAGTGGGACCAGTCGGACCCTGAGATCCAGCGGTGCCCTGCGCGCCAGTCGGTCCTACGTTGCCGGGATCACCCTTGATTCCCTGAGATCCGGTAGGACCGGTAGGACCCGTGGAACCCGTGGCACCGTCAGCACCTGTAGGTCCGACATCGCCCTGAGTTCCCTGCGCACCCGTTGGTCCCTGAGGACCCACATTGCCCTGCGGTCCTGTCGGACCAGCGTTGCCGGGATCGCCCTTCGTTCCCTGAGCACCAGTGGGACCAGTTGGTCCGACCGAGAGGGGTCCAGTGGGACCCGTGAGACCCTGCGGCCCCGTGGGGCCAAGAGCACCAGTGGGACCGGGAACGGTGGAGTTCGCACCTGTAGGCCCGAGGGGACCTTCAGGACCCTCTGGTCCAGTCGGCCCCAGAGGTCCAGTCGGACCCGCGCTTCCTGTGGTTCCCGCCCCAGTGGGACCAGTGGGTCCGGGAACGGTGGATGCCGATCCTGTCGCGCCAGTGGGGCCTGATGATCCCTGCGCACCTGTGGGACCGACGTTCCCCTGAATGCCCTGCACACCTTGGGGGCCGGTGGGACCCGGTGAGCCCTGCGGACCAGTGGATCCCGTGGGACCCATGACGGTGGAATCCGCTCCCGTGGGGCCGGTGGGTCCAGAGGATCCAGTGAGTCCCTGCGAGCCAGTGGGTCCGGTGGGACCCTGCACTGTGGAGGCGGCACCGGTCGGACCGGTGGATCCCATGGATCCAGTGGGACCGGTGGATCCTTGCGATCCGGTAGCCCCTGTCGGTCCGAGAGGTCCGGTGGATCCTGTGGGTCCAGCGGTCCCTGTCGGTCCCCTTGCCCCAGCGGGACCAGTCGGACCCACCGGTCCGGGAGCCCCCACGCCCTCGATGACCTTGATCTTCGCCGGAGGCTCCGGGGAGACGATGACCGGAGGAGCGTCCTTCTCCGGGGGGATGATGACAGGAGGCTGATCGGTCACGACGGAACCTTCCGGATCACTCCGTACTCATGGCGCACGTCACCCTTGAGGTGGGTGGTGAAGGAGGTCTCTCCCTCCTTCTTCAGGCGGAGTTCCCAGAAGCACCAGTTCGGAATCTTCTTGACCTGATCCGAGTCCAAGGACAGGCGAACGTGACCGTTCACGACATCCTCCACAGACACGCTCAGTTCCGTGATGGGCGGACCATGGGAGCCCTTGACCCGGACGATCGGGGCGTAGAACACCGCGTTCGTCAGGTCGTAGGGATCCAGCGGGTTGGATTCCGTCCCGGAGTTGAAGTCCACGAGGAAGGTGTGCGGCTCGTCGGCGTACAGAGCAATGTCGTAGACGCCCTTGCTGATCGGCACGGGTGGGGTCCCCTGAAGAGAGATCGGGGGGTACAGGCGCTGCGGCGTCGTCCGGTCGTCCCATTCCTGTGGCATGAAGACAGGCACGAGTCGGTTGGTGAGTTTGGCCGTGCGCCGAACCGTGAAGACTTCAAGTCGCTTGATCCCGATGTTGAGGGCTGCCGACAGTTCGTCGTACTGAGTCTGGCGAGCGCCGATCATGTCCATCAACTGCCGGTACCGCTCGGACCGGGGGATGTTCACCCCGTCCGGGGCGAGGATGTCGATGTCGAACGAGGCATCTGTCGCCAGAGCCCACAGCGCTTGGATCGTCGCGTAGAGCGCGATCGGGTACTCCTCGACAGGGGCGATGTTCCCGATGTCGTATGCGCCTCCGCTGGGATCAGCGCGATTGTGGCTGTGCTGGGAGATGGCAGTGTCGATGAAGAGGGTCAGATCCTCGTCGGAGAAGTACCGCCACTTCATCCCTTGGATCTCCCACATGATCCCCGGGGCGGGGGCCGCAGCAAACACGACGGTTCCCGTCAGGCCGTCGAGGGTGATTCCCTCTTCGGCGGGCACGATGGACAGCCCGTCCTTCAGGACGGTGATCGAAGACTCATCGAATGGACGGTGCTCGACGTTGAAGTGATCCCGGACACCGTCCCCCACGAACGCGAAGTCGAACGGCTGGGGCAGATCGCCGAGATCCATCCGAGTTCGATCCAACAGACGCTCGCGGATGGTGGTAGCCATGGGCTCTAGTCTGCCGCCCTTCGGACTTCGAATCAGCCCTTACAGGCCGCAGCCCCTCCGGGGGTCGAGTTCCAGAGGGGCTGCGGGATGTGGGATCAGTGCCAGAGCAATCCAAGGTGCTCCAGACGATCCGCGACCGCCTTGGGGACCTGATACTTGCCGCCAGCCTTGAAGGTGTAGTTGTTCTTGTAGCCGACGGTCATGTTGTCGATGTCCTCAGCGACGCGGACGACGACGGAGTCATCCGCCATCTCGACGCCGACCTCCACGACCTCATCCACCACGATCGGCTGGGACGGGTCCTTGGTCACGTCGAAGATGCTGTTGTCGAACTCTTCCTTCTCCGCCGCGTTGATCATCGCGATCTCGGCATCGCGGGTCTTCTTGTCCTGAGCCGCCTTGGCAGCCTCTGCCGCCGCCTGACGCCCGGTGAAGTCGCCCTGCTTCTTGGTCTGTCGTCCAGTCTGTGTCGCCACTGAGTGGTTCCCTTCTCAAAGTTGGAAGATGCGGGGTCATCCGCCTTGAAAGCGTAGATTATCCCGTCCCGAGAGTCGAGCCCGTCAGGCCATGCCGCGATGTTCACGGGGAGTTCGCCGCCATCCAGTCGCTCCCACGGGGTAGTGCATCGCCATGACCTGCATCGGGGCTCCGGGACGGATCGGCACCTCTGCGGGGAGCATCTTGTGCGCGGTCTCCTTGTCGAACCCCGTGGTGTCCTTCAGAGTCTTGGCGTCCTTGGGGTCGTCGTAGGTCATGACGTGCTCGTGGCCGGGGTGAGCAGCCTCAATGATGTGGGGCTTCTGCATGTTCTCACCCCACCACTTGACCGTGTCGATGTCGTGGGACCAGTGGATCCCGAGTCCACCGGACTCAGCGGATGCCTTGGATCCCTCCGCCTTGTCGATGACCCGGTAGAGGCGAGCCTTCGGGTGTCCCCGGTCGTACCCCGACATCCCCTCATTGGGCATGTCGTACTTGATCCCCTTGTCCCAGTCCCCCTTGGGGAACGGAAGTTTCAACTGCTCGCCGAACTGATCCTTGGACAAGGCCATGCAGCCAGAGTACCGATTCGAAGTTCGAATGATCCGGACAAACCAAAGGGGCCGGACCCCACCACCACAGGAGGGTCCGACCCCTTCAGGTCTTGATCGCTGGATCAGTTGGTGCTGATCGTCACGATCGCGTCGTCCGTGATCTTGCCGAGGCCCCAGATGCTGTACCACGCGAGGGCATGCTCACGACCGAAGTCGATGATGCCGCCGTCGCGGAGTTCCACCGGGAGGCTGATCGCGTGCCCGAAGGCGTTGTCGCCGATCATCAGGGCGTCGTACACGTCCGTGTCGCGCTTGGTGACCTGAGTGGTCTCGATGAAGACCGCGTCGTAGAGACGACCGATCTCACCCAACATGAAGTTGCCCGGGGCGGCGTACTTCGTGACCTCGATGAACTCGGGGTGGTCGCGAAGACGACGGCTCTGGTGCGGGTGCACGAAGCAGACGTAGGTCTCGCCCAGCCGGGGGACGTTCTTGCTGGCGAGGGTCTCGACCGCGTCCTTGACGGCTGCGGGGGAGAGGAACGCGCCTTCCGAGGCCACGCCCGTGCCGACCGTGCCCGCGTTGTACGGGGACTGGGCGTCACGAGTGGTCGCCGGGACGTAGCCGAAGACCTGCGACGTGCCGGTGAGCAGCGTGTCGCGGGCCTGACCATCGAGGTACAGGGCCATGTTGCGGCCCAGCAGACGGGAGGCCGAGGCCATCACGTCATCGAAGGAGGCGTTGAGCAGCAGTTCCGAGACCGCGACGGCGTAGCCGTGCTCCGTGACGGTGATCGAGTACTGCTCGGCGGTGATCGCGTGGGTCTCCATGCGAACGCCCTCGACCAGCGGCTGCTGATCGGCGGGGAGGTTGATGTAGCGCATGAAGTTCACGGTCAGGCCGGGGGCCACGCCGAGTTCGGTCTTCTTCACCGCGAACTGCTCGAAGCGAAGAATTGGCATGGCTTGGAACAGGATTTCCTTGGACCAGATCGTCTGGATCGCTGGGGCAAGGCCCTGTCCGCCGTCGTAGCCGGTGGGGGCTGCGGCGAGGTTGGGGGTACCGGTGAGTCCAGTGCTGGACCCGGGTGCGGCAAATGGATAGACAGCCATCAGGCGTATCTCCTATGTGAGATGGACAAGAAGTCGGGGAGTCACCCGAAGAGGCCCCGATTCTTAGGTCCATCAGCGCCCTTGCCCAGAAGGGAGGCGCGATGCTTCGCATAGTCCGCCATTGACATTCCCCGGATCTCATCCGGGCTGTACTGTCTGTTCGCCCCTGCGTTGTCCCCAGATGCCGGAGCGGTGACTCGTGCCGTTGGCATCTGTTGCCTTGCATTCTGCATGGCTTCTTGCGTCTGCGCAAGGATCCGCTCCGTACGCTGAGCCATGTCTTCGGCAGATTGCTGGATCTGCTCCGGTGTCTCGCCTGTGATCAGGTCAAGAAGTTCGGGAGCAACGCGGTCCTGATACTGCGTGATGACCTGATTCCGCACGTCCATCAGTTCGGCGAACTGGGACTCGCGCTCACGAAGTGCCCGCTCGGCCTCGATCTCCTGACGGAGTTGGGCCTGCTCCTCGCGCCACTGCGCTTCCTTCTCAGCGATCAGATCCTTCGCCGACAGGGTCTCCAGACGCTCCGCCTCAGCCTTGGCGATCTCAGCCTTGCGGGATTCCTCCTCCACAGACTGACGCTCCTGCGCTTCCTTCTCCAGACGTGCGACGGTCTCCTGCATGGTCTCCAGTCGCTTGTAGACCTTGGACTTCTCCTGCTCGCGAGCCTTGTCCAGATCCTCCTGCGTGAACATCTTCGGGTCAGACTGGCTGGTCACCCGGGTCGGCGGCGTGGGTGGCTCTTCCTGAACGAAGTTCCCTCCGCCCTCATTGAGATTCGGAGTGCCTGCCTCTGTCACGGTCTGCTCGGACATGTGCGCCTTTCTTTCCTACGAGATGTGAGTAGGAACAAAGATAGCCTCACATCACGCAGATATGCCCAACGGCGGTCTACGAGTCCGGCTTTGCGATAGAGGACTTGGGGAGTTTCGTCCCGTAGGCGCGGGTGACCAGAAGGTTCCGCATCTCCTCTTCCGCCATCATGATGTCGGGGAACGGGGGCGGCGAACCGAGACCTGCGTTGACATCCGGGATCGAGTCCCCGGTGACATCCAACGGCTCCGGCGGAGGAGCAGGCATCGGCTCTCCATCTGGACCCATCATCATCCCGGTCATCGCGACGATCGCCGATTGGATCTGCGTCTTGATCAGCGCCAGTGCACCGTCGGCGACGGCATCGTCCTTCAACTCGTCGCGGATCTCGACCAACTTGTCCTTCGGGAACTCCTCGCCCAGAAGACGCAGCGCGCCCTCGCGGGACTCCAGACCCAACTGGAACTTGGCCTGAATCTCGTTCAGCACGATCAACTTGTCCAGCGGCAGCGGTGGCGGGAACTCGATGTCGGTGAAGTACGACAGCGGATCGCGCGGATCCAACCGATCGAACTGGTCGTCCTCGCGAGGAGAGTTGATCCCCTCCAGCCAGATGAAGGAGTTGGGCTCCTTGACCGCGATCGTCCGCAGGACCAGTTCGTTGATCCGCTGGATGCCCTTGCCGTACTGCGCGGTCTTCTGCGCCCAGACGTTCATGAGCGGCTGGAACTGGATGCTCAGCGCCACGCCAGAGGTGTTGGAGATCGGCTGCACCTGACCGAGTGCGGTCTCAGGGATGCCGACCATCTCGTGCATCGTTCTCTTGATCAGTTCCAGATACTCAAGGCCCTGCTTGAGTCCCTGATAGCCGCCTTCGAGGTTCTCGACACGTGCGTCCTTGGGCAGACCGGCCCAGATCTTCTTCGCCCCACGCTCCAACTGGGACGCCTTCGCGCCCGTGATGATCGTGATCGGCTCGGCGTGGTAGTTGATGATGTCCGCCACCGAGGTCGCCACCTCGTTGTACTGGCGATTCAGCGCGATGATGTCCTGACAGTCCGGCAGGCCCCACGGGGATCCGGACACCGGACGGTTGGCAATGTGTACGACTGGCACAATTCCAATGGGATTGGGCCGGGAGTCGATCAGTTCGTCGTTCAGGTACTCCTCGATGGTGTCATCGGTCAGGATCTCCGTGTAGGTGAAGACCTGTCGAGTGCCTTCCAGCGACGTGCCCCAAAACCGGTACTTCAATTTCATCCGCAGCAAACGAGTTCGGTCGTGCGGGTGCCATTCCGGGAAGCAGTGAGCAGCGTTCAGCGGGAGGATCCGGACCCGTCCTGCGTTGAAGACATCGGAGGAATCGACGTAGGGCTCCTCGTAGGCGACCTTGACGAAGGCATCTCCGGAGACAGCCCCCTGCTGCCCCATCTCCATGAGGACCGTCTCGCGGACGTTGTCCTTCTCCCAGACCCTGTGGAGGATGTCGGGCACGATCGCCCCGGTCGCCTCTGGTGTCTCGAACCTGACTCCCTTGCCGAAGGTGAACCGGATCATGTAGTCCGTGAACGCCCGGTAGAAGTTGGACGTGTGCTGGTGCTCGCCCACCTCCCGACGGTGACTCCAGTGGTGACCGAGGTAGAGCGCCCAGTTCAGCGCGTATCGGTTGAGTCGCGGGCCATGGACCTCGAACTCCTCGTCCGCCAGTTCAACCAGACCCAGCGGCGAGATGTTCAGGACGAGGTCTGTACCGGCGGCACGATACGTCGGTGACATGAAGTCGATGGCGCTCACGGAATCATCTCCTCCACGACCATCGAACGGAAGTGATCATCGTTCCATGCCCAGTCTTCGAGGAGGAACGAGTTCTGATCGGTTGGCTCAGTGATGCTCAGTGCTCGCTCCGCGCACCCCTGAGCCTGCACCATCTGTCCAGTCTCCCAGTAGTGCTGGGCCAAATCAGCCCATACTTCTCTACGTTGGGGGGCCTCAGAGCAAGCACGAAGCAGCCATGCCTCCTTGGCCTCCTCCCAGACCATCTTGGCGATGAACCGGCATGCCTCAGATCGTTCCTGATCGAAAGTGGCCTTGGGGTTGGACAGGTACTTGTTCAGCATCGACCGGGACTCGATCCACTCCCCGGCGTAGAAGTGCTCCCGACCGGAGTAGTACTGAGCCCGAGGATCGTCCGGGTGTTCCTTCAGCATCAGGTGGATCAGAGCACGGTCCGTGGCCCGATCTCTCGGGGAGTGCTGGTGGTGAATCACCACGCCCGTCGAGACCTGAGGCCCCGGACCCACCGGCATCTCGTGAGCGGGGAAGATCCACCGATACCCGTGTCGGGCATGGATTCTGTCATGGGTGAAGGAGGTGCCGTCCGCCCACCTGTACTGGAAGGTGAACCGGTTCCCGCCGTTGTACCACGCCCTCTCCAGTTCCCCCCGCCACCCCGGTGCCAGCCGCTCGTCCAGATGCAGCGGCACAGCGATGTCGATGTCCTCAGACACCTGAGAGAGCGCCGCGTTGAACCCGTCATCGAACCGCCACGGGGTGATCACCGCCTGACGCACGACCACGGCGCTCTCTGCCGCAGTCGCTATCGTCCTGTCGGAGGATCCCGTGTCCACGAGCACGATCTCATCGGCGTCTCGGGCACTCGCGGCCCATTCGACCACGTTGCTCTCTTCGTTCTTGGCGGGAGCGTAGACCGCGATCTTCACCGGGCGGCGCTTGCGGAGGTACCGCACCCGGTTGTTCGCGTACTCTCCCGGGAAGTCCTTGGGGGAGGGCGGCTGACCAAGGTGGAGAAGGCCACCCGGGACGAACTGAACCGCGCCGATCTTGTCCCGAGCGCGGATGAGGAAGTCCTTGTCCTCTTCGCCCCAGCCGACGAACCCCTCATCGAAGCCATCGAGACGGAAGAACTCCCGTCGGGAGATCGCGAAGGCGGGGCCTACGTGCCACTCCTCCGGCAACGGCTCCTGATCCTTCAGGTAGGGCGGGAGAGTGAGGTCCACGAACTGTTCCCAGTTCTCCCCCCGGAGGACCTGATCGACGGTGTCCGGATCACAGTTGGTCCGGAACAGGCTGTAGGGGAAGGTCACGCCACCGTAGGCGGACTGGCTGCACGCCATCAGGATCTGATCCCGGGGCACGAGGATGTCAGCGTCGCAGAAGAAGAACACGTCCCCCTTCGCGGTGTTCGCGCCCTCGTTGCGAAGCCGGGACCGGTTGAGGAGAGCCCCATCATCCGGATACGTGCCGACGACGACCTCGCCGACACTGAGACTCTCGTAGTACGCGCGGACGTACTCGAACACAGCAGCGCGGACCGGGTCTCCCCGATCCATCCACGGGATGATGATCGAGATGGTCATCCCTTGGCCTTCTCTCCGGCGTAGCGGGCGCGCACCGACGCCTTCGCCTTGGCAACGCTGGTCGATGATCCGACCTGCTTGCCGGTCTCCTTGTTCACTATCTTGACCGGCTTCTTGCCCGACCCCTTCTTGACCGAGTACGGCATCAGTCGTCCTTCTTGTTGTTGGCCTCTTCCTTCTTTCCTTGCGAGGTCAACTTACCCCGACGATCGTGCCGAACGTCCTTCTTCTTGGAGTCCACGAAGACCCCGCCTCGCTTCACGTACTCAGTGTGAATCCACTTGGAGGCAGGGATCGACGGGTACGTGGGGAACTTCTGCTTGGCCTGAGTAACCAGCATCTCCCACAACCGTGGGTTCTGCGGGGACTGACCTTCAGAACGTGCCCCACGTGACCGCCGCCCATACGGGTCAACGGCCATGATCAGTCGTTGACGACAGCCGCGTTCGGTCGCGCCATGCGGCCACCGGAGCGGTACACCTCTTCGTAGGTGACCTCACCGGCATCCGAGAAGGAGCCCGCCGCGAAGTCCTGAAGCATGCCCGGAGCCTCGACCCAAGCGGCGGACCCGACGTGGGCGCGCTCGGACATCGTCTCCTGAGCCGTCTTGATGTAGACGTTCTGGTTGTGGTTGCTCCGACCGGGAGGGGTGACGTACCCCTGCATCGCTCCGGTCTGGAAGTTGTTGGGGAGGTCGGTGTCAGTGCCGAGCCCCTCCTCGAAGTACAGAGGCCCCGGACCGGAGGGGGCTCCGGAGACGTTGTTGACCTCGTAGTTGGTGCCGGGACGCTCGGGGAACCCCGGAGCCGGAGCGAGAGCCATGGTCTCTCCTTCATTGATGGAACTGGGTGAACATGTTCAGTAGTGAGTCTGCCTGATTCGAAGTTCGAATGTCACGACTAACGGCTGAAGAAGGGCGAGTTGCTGACCTGAATCGTCGGCATGGACAGATCTGCGGTCAGCAGAGTGGCGAGAGCGAGGCTGTCCACGAAGTCATCGTGTGCCCACGCCTCGTCCGGAGCGGCCACGGTGAAGTTCACGCCCTTGTACTGCTTCTCCGCGTCGAGCATCTGCTGCTGGAACTTGCGCCAGATCCGGGTGCGCCGCGCGTTCGCGTGGGCGGGCCATCCGATCAGGCGTCGCTCCATCAGGGCGGAGAGGTGCTTGAACCGCTTGGACTGCTCGACGGCACTGCTCGTGACGCTGTGCACTTCAGCCCTCGGCAGGAGCAGGGCAAGGCGCTGGGCGACCGCATCCCCGACACCATTGGCGTCCACGGCCACAGCGAGGACGTTGTAGTTGGAGAGGAAGTCCACGATCTTGGCGTACTGCTCTTCCCAGTCGTCACCCTGCAACTCCATCCAGTTCAGGACCCGGTGGTCGTAGTAGCCGAACTCATCCGGTCGATCCCAGTCCACCCACAGCACCGTGACCACGGTGGAGTCGGTCTTGCGGGCAGGGTCGATTCCCACGACACAGGGGGTCTTGGCCCAGTTCCGGACGAAGGACATCGAGGTGTCCCCGAGTTCGTCCATGACGCCCTGACTGGTGAACATGCCGCGTTCGAGGATCCACCGGCAGTTGTAGGACATCTGGAACTCGTCGGAGTCCTCGCCGATGCGGAGCATCTCCTTGCGGATGAACCGCTCGTAGTTCTTGTTGACCTTGGCTACGTCCTTCCAGTCCCACTGGAAGTGGTTGTGTCTCGCGCCCTTCTTGGCCGTCTGCCGACGTTTGTTCAACTGCACGGAGCGGTAGAAGTTGTTCTTCTTGGTGGTGGGCGTCCCCGTCTTGATCATGGTCCCCGCGTGGTACGCGAGCATGGGGGCGATCGACTTGGCGACCACGAAGTCATCGGCTTCCTGACACTCATCGATGATGATGAGGTGGAAGGTGCGGGACTCGATCTTGGCTCGGGGGTTCGCGGTCATCATCGAGACGAACGATCCTGAGTTGGAAAGCACGATCGACTTGACCACGCCGCCCTTCCGGGCGGGCCTGTCGTCAATCTCTGGATCCAGCATGATCTGCTTCGCCCGGTCGGAGGTCAGGCGGGAGACCGTCCGGGAGAACATCGTCTCGACCTGTCCCTCGACCGGGGCGAACATGCCGACCCAGAGCCCGTCCTTGAACCGTCCGAGCAGTTTCGGGTAGATCTTGGCGAGTCGGGGGAGGAGCACCATCAGGGATGCGACGATGTCGGAGACGGTCTCAGTCTTGCCGCTCTGGCGGGCTGCGAGCGCGGTGACCTCCTCACCGTCGTTGATCAGGACGCTCTCCACGATCCGACGGGCGAACGGCTTCTGGTACGGGTGCAGGTCATGGCCGACGAAGACGGCGTTGAACTGGAGGACCTTGTCCACGATCCCCTTGATGAACTCCGGACTGAGTTCTTCGTCGTCCTCCTCAACCTCATCGGGGAACTCGTCGGGATCCTCATCCGAGCCCCCAAGAAGGTCGAACTCGTTCATCTCCTCTTGGAGATCTTCATCAAGAATCGTGGTCATGCCTCTCGCCGCCTCATCTCATGGAGCAGGGCCAGAATCGCTTCAGCGCCCATGATGGCCTCATCGAGCATCTGATCGCCGGGCTTGTGGTGGACCACGGAACTGCCGACCTGAGCCATTGTCCCCTCGATCCATGAGACCTCCGTGCCGGGAGGAACAAGGCGGGCACGACGAAGTACCCGGCCAGAGACCTCTACTCGATCAGTGGGGCTCTTCTTGAACATCCTCGACATGGAAGTAGTCCTCCGGGTGATCCAATGGACGGAACATCAGGGTAGGTGCGCCCTCCACGTTCTCATGGGGCTGCTCGCCCGTCCACTGACCAATGGCAATGGCATGACGGGTGAGGGGAAGGCGGAACACGCGGCACTTGCCCAGCCGCCACGGGAAGTTCTGCTCCTGAGTCTCGCCGACTTCAGTCAGGGGGACCTTCCGCCGGGGGTAGGTCAACTTCTGCCACCAGTACTTCGTACGCCAGATTGGGTGAATGATCACGCGCACAGACTACGTGTAACGGCCCATTGTCTTCTCGACACTGGCCGACAACTTCCGACCCTTGCGAGCAGCGGTGTTCTTGGAGCCGTACATTCCCCTGCCGCCCCTCTTGGACCCGGCCTTCTGGCCCTTCTGGTAGCCACCGCGCATCGCCTGCGTGGTCCGGGCCACCTTGTAGAGCAGTTCCTGATGAGCCTCGGGGACCGCGCCCATGCTGGCAGTGCCCCGTGTCTTGTGGTCGAGGTAGAGCCGGATGAATCGGCCCTTCGACCGGGCACGCTTGAAGTTTCCCCACTCCAGCGAGGAGACGCCGTAGTAGTTGTAGAAGGTGCCATCACGGAAGATCGTGGTCAGGACCTTCCGGGAACTGTCGTATCCCGCAGCGACGGTGCGGGGACGTGCCGGATTCGTGGTCGAGGTCGGCGACTGCGTGATGTCCGCCGGTCCAGTTCCAACGGAGGAGACCAGCGAGGTGCTCGGGGCAGTGCCCATGTTCGAGTAGCCGTAGCCGATCTTGTCGTAGAAGCCCTCGTCCTCCAGATACCGAGTGGACTCCTCGCGGAAGTACTCCCCGCTGGTCCTCGTGGTGGTACCGGTGGGGTCCTCGTAGATCGGGATGGCCTCGTAGGGACCCGCAGACATCAGGTCCGCCGCTGCGGCGTCCCCGCCTGCGATGTCGATCATCCCCATCACGTCGGCGGGATGCGTGCCCGTGCCGCTGGAGGACTGGAACTGCTCCCACTGGGGGTCGGCTGCCTGCTCGTACCGCCGGTAGACCTGAGCGGGATCCCCATGGGCCGTGGCAGCCCGACTCCCCGGCGCTACCCGGGCACCGCCCTTGGCTCGGGCGATGATCTCAGAAGCGTCGGGGGGTCGCGCGCTACCGGACGAGGACGGCACTTCTACTCCTGATCAGGGACCAATTCGAGGAGTTCTGCCTTGGTCATTCCCACGAGGTCATCGGGATCGAATCCCTCTGTCGTCGTGAGGAAGTGGGCGATGTCGCTCTTCCTGCTCGCCGACGTAGGAACGGGGAGGTCCTCAAGTTCGGGGGCTTCCTCCTCCGGCTCCACAGAGGCCGCGACTTCCTCCTCCACGGGGGGATCCTCGGACAGGTTGATGCTTCCCTGAGCCTTCTTGTTGGACCCGTAGAGCCGGAAGTCGTTGATGCTCACGCGAGCACCGCCACGTCCGGGTTGGTCACATCCACCGAAATGGAATCCGCTGGAACACCGAACGAACCGGGCAGGTACGCCTCGATCTCGAAGGTGTCGGTCTCCGTGTCCGCCACGCCCCACTTCTGGTACGCCGGGAGTTCCACGACGACGCGCGGACCGTTGGCCCTCAGGGTGGAGATCCACGCAGCGCCCGTGTCCGCGTACCACGGGTTTCCGAGACCGGGGTCCGCGCCGACGACAGCCCATACCGTCCGGGTGGTGCGGTCGTTGACGAACGCCGTGCCTGCGGTGTTCCCGCCATCAGCACCGTCACTGACGATGGCACTGGCGTCGTCCACGAACGGGATCGCTGTCCCGTCGTAGATCTCCCAGTTGACGATGCCGCCAACCTCCGGACCCGTGGCCTCCAGCAGGAAGCGGCGGTTGTAGTTCACATCCGGCACCCAGTCGGTGTCGCCCGCCGTGTTGTTCCAGCCAGCGTGACCGGGGGGCGGGGTGTTGTCCCAACCCGACCCATCGTCCACCTGAGTAGCGGTCACAGTGACTGCCATGGCTCAGCCCTTCTCTCTCGTCTCGTCTCGTCAGTTCTCAGTGCTGTGCGGTCCAGCCCACGTACGGGGCGTAGAGGCTCGTGGCACGGGCATCGGAGGTGTAGACCCCCGGAGCCGGTGTGCGATCGGCCCCTGCGTTGACCTGCGCCCACGAGGTGACTGCCTCACCCAGCGAGGTCAAGTCCGTGGTCTCCGCGTCCACCGCGAGGGCGACCGTGGTCGGGGTGCCATTGGCCGCGAGCGGCTGTCCCTTGGCGTTGGTGAAGCACCGCTTGGCACCGAAGCCAGCCTTGGTGGCGTCGTAGTTGCCCGCGTGGAAGTACTGGGTGCGGAGGTCGTTCTTGGTCAGACCGCCGTTCCCCTCCACGACCGTGATCTCGCCAGCGCCAGCGGCGAGATTCGCCTCGTAGGCGGCAGCATCAGCGGTCTTGGCGTTGGCGAGGCCGTGGGTGTCGCCCACAGCGCCGAGGAACGTGGCAGCGAACTCGCCAGTGCCGTCCGGATCGTTGGATCCGACGACCGTGCGGTTGTCGCCCTTCAGACGTGCAGCGAGCGTGGCAGCACTGGGAGCAGCCATCAGATTTCTCCTTCACAGACGTGACCGTCAAGTTGGTTTTCCTTCAGGATCGCCGTGCACTTCTGGCATTCGTACATGGCGACTTCCTTCATCCCGTTCTGCGCTGTCGCACCGGGTGGGAAGTAGTCCGGGTCATATGGAAGATCCACAATCTCCGGCTGGTACCTCCCGAAAGGACCGCGAGCCTCGTACACGTGACTTGGCACGGCGTGAGCCTGAACCGCGTCTCGCTGGATCACTCGCATAGGACAAGACTGGTGGATTCCACGGCTGTCGTCAGCGTGAACGTCACTTCGTATCGAGGATCTGGACACGAGACAACGGGACGGTGCTCCGGGTCCGGGCGTAGGAATCCACGTCACTGAGGAACCACTTGTCGTCCGGGTGGACCGCGATCTTCGCCACGACTCCCTTACCGCCACCAGTGGTGTCTCGGTAGTAGTGGGCCGACTTGGGATCCAGCGCAGCGTTCGTGCCCTCCCACTCCGGAGCAATGGCACCACGAGCGTCCGAACGGAGGTGGCCCCTCTCTTGGGCCTGATTCCATTCCTCGTGGCTCATCCCACGGTAGACGTGCTCGATCGGCCTCGTCTCACCCGTCGGGGCCTTCTGCATAGAGCGCGCGTGCGCCTCGCTCATCGGGTCCATGACGGGAGCGACCTGCTCCTCCTTCATGGGGAACTCCTTGAACCCCATTGCCTGATGCTTGCCCTCGAAGGGGAGCGCCTGCTGCACCTCCACATGCCTCCCGACGGCGGGTCGCCACTGCGCGAACTGCTCTCGGCTCAGCGTCATCACATCTCTCCTGACGGGTTCTTCCCCGGGTAGGGGTAGGCGAGCCCGCCCTGCGTCTCCCGCTGAGGAATGGGCGGAATGCTCTCGGTGATGGCGCGGGCGTTGGCCTGCACGAAGGGCCGCTCAGTCGGGGAGACCTGAGAAGTGAGGACTGCGTCGAGGAATCCGTCCATCAAGGTATCCATCAGCGGTACTTCCTAGGTCGAATGAGAGTGCCCTGACTTCCGGGCTTCTTGTTCACGGAAGGGCGAACCGCCCACGCTGCCACCTGACGGCTCGGCGGCATCCCAGCAGGAGTGTTGCTGGCGCGCTCCTGCTTGTCCGAGAAGGCCGTGGAGAAGGTTGCCGTCTCACGGTCACGGGGAACATCGAAGAGAGACATCTGACCGAAGGGCTCAGCGGTCCGGGTGAGTGCCTTGAACCGGTCCCGACCCCCGGAGGTGATCGCGGGCTGGTCCGCCACGCCCTCGTAGTCGTACGACTTCGGGCGCATGTCTGGCATGGTCGAGGCGACGTTCTTTCCCGCCACCCGGCCCTGAATGGAGCGGGCCGCAGGCCCGTCCGAGTAGCCCCGACTGGGAGCGACGTGGCTCCCACTGGACGCTCCTCCGGCGGAGGCTGCACTCGTTCCGGGAGGAACTGCCGCCTCGTCACCCCACAGGACTCCCTGACCGGGGATCTGCCCGGTCTTCGAGGACGAACGAGCGGCGTTCGGGTCGTTCGGTCCCCCCGGATCACGAGCAGAGCGACGCATGTTGCCGCTCTTGCCGGTGTACTTCTGGGGCTTGATGTCGAACGCCATCTGCCCACCGGCCTCTTCCACGAGCCGTGGGTCCTTCGCCTTCGCGGCCTTGTCGGGATTCCGGCCACGCTTCCGATTGGCCTTCAGGAGATCCTCAAGACCCAACTTCGGAGGAGACCACCTCGCGTACTGCTTCGGAGCAACCCACTGGCCCATGACGGCTCACTTCCCTCGCTGCTGGAGTACCTGCCGAACCAGTTCTGCCCGCGCGGCCTCCCCTGCCCGAAGACGCTCAAGGGTCAGAGTGTCGGACTTCGGCTGGACAGAGGGGTCGATCTCGACCCACCAGCGCGGCTGCGGAGGAACCCACCACCCCGTCGTGGGGGGCATGTCCTCGTCCTCATCGGACAGATTCGAAGTTCGAACTGGTGGCGAACTTGTCCACGACCTGAAGAGGCGCGCCCAGAAACCGGGGTACTCGCGCACCGCCTCGTACTGCATGGTCTCCATCAGTGCTACTTCCTTCGCGCCTTGTTGCCGTCCGCGATGTTCTTGGACGCCTTCTGAACTGTCGTGTCCTTGGTGGAGTTGGACTTCCGGTTCGTGCCCGGCTTGTGGGCGACGTGCTCGTCCTTCGCCAACTTCCGCCCGGTGGACTGCTCCTTGTTGTGACGAGCCGCCGTGGTCGAAGTGGTCTTGCCGCTCGGGCTGCGCTTCACGACGATGTCGCGGTCGTTGCGCTTGCCGTCCGTGCCCTTGCGCTTGTACGGGCCGTAGACCTTGGTTCCGTCCTTCTGGACGCGGGGCTTACCGGGCATGACCGCGCCTCTCCATCCGACCGGAGGCGATGGTGCGCATCACGTCCTCCAGAGAATGCTGCTCCCCGCTCAGGTTCCCCTGAGTGCTGCCCATCTCCGGAACGGCGTCCGCGTCTCGCTCGTAGTTGGAGGGACGATCCGGCTTGGACTCCCAGTCCGGATTCGACTGAGGTCCGGGCATGTCCCGGTAGGAGTAGTGAGTCTCGAAGGAGGGGAGGTGGAAGGACCCGATCTGGCCCTTGCTCTCGGCGATGGAACGAGCCTCGTGCCACGGCACGTTGTGGCGCTTGGACACGTCGAGGAACGTGGTCGGCTCGCCCGTGTCCGGGTGCTTGTCGCTCCAGCCGCCCTGATAGATCTCGCCGCCACCGCCCGGGGTGTTGTCCCTCTGATGAGCAGCGACAGCCGATTCCGTGGCTGGACCGGCGTGCATGGCCTCCGCGCCCGGCTCCGAGATCATGTAGCCCTTGCTCGGCGGCTCGTTGTGGGTCTGCCAGTGGCGGGAGGCCCCGCCCTGCGAGTTGATCGTTTCTGCGAACTGGGCGTCAGACAGGCTCATGTCCTCATACTCCTACACAGGGTCAGAGCAGTCAGGACAAGTGAGCGCTGGCGTTCGGGCAGTCGCCCTCGTTGTCGAGGGTCATGAAGCACTGCTCGACGCGGCCATTGCGGCTCACTTCATGCGCGCACACAGTCAGGTGCAAGACCTCAGTCTTCGCAGAGCGGGCGACAACGTCGTTCGTGGAGACCTTGCGCTTGTGGTCCCCGTACTTTTCTGGATCAAATGTGTCAGTCATAGGGGAATAGTACCACTCTTGGTAGATGTAGTCATACCCTGTGAAGGGGGTCGAAGTCCTTGGGGATGTCCAGAGAGGACGGGGCCACGCCGTCATCCACCTGAGGTGGGTCGTTCTGGATGCCGGGGATGAAGTTCTCGAACAGTGGCATCCGGTGCTCGTACTGGGCTGGGCTCAACATGACTTCAGACTACGGAGATCCAACGGCCCCCACTGCTCAAACCGTGGTCCTGCCCCGCTCCAAACGTCATTTGCCCTCCGATTGGTCCACTATCCAATGGGATCAGGGCGCGGCGCACCGGTTGCTCCGCTGAGAACGTGGGGGTTTTAGTTCCAAACGACCGATATCCAACCGGGCTCACCGGCATTTAGTTACCACGAAAGCCGGTGCGATCCTATCCAATGGGTCAAGAGGGCTCAGTCACGACCAAGATGGGGCGACATACGCCACGCTGGTGTAGTTCCACGACCACTTCAGCCGGACGTTGCCGGGGGTGAACTGGGCGTAGTCCGCGCTGTTGTTCTTGTAGATGCAGACCGAGTTCACCTCCGCGTCCCCCAGTCGCTGACCGTGTCCGGTCCCGAAGTCGTACCAGACCGCAGCGGAGTTCGCGCTGGGCGAGTCCCGCTCCTGCTTGCTCCCCTCCCGAACAGGCCGGTCCCCGGTGCCAGTGCTGGTGGTCGTGTAGAAGGCGACACCGACCGGTCCTCCGCTTGCGCTGGCACCACTGGCGTTTCCGCGAGCCATGGAGATCTCCGCCGCAGAACAATCTCCGTTTGCCTGCCGGGCAGATCCGAGGGACCCGCCGCCACACTCAGCGATGATCGCGTCCCTGACACGGGTGCCGGTGTACCGCGCGATGCCGATGTAGCCCTCACCCCCGTAAGAGGACGAGTAGTAGCCCTGACGCATGTCGGTGACGCTGCTCCAGCCGGTGTCGATCCGATGGCTGTCGTACTTCTCGCAGGACAAGGTGATCCAGCCAGTGGACCCGGAGTCTGTTTGCTGCGGATGGCCCGTGCTCGCTGTGATGGTCGAACTCCACCCACCGGTCTGCCATGTCCCGCTCACGTCCTGTGCGGTTGGCTGGACCCGGAACGAGTAGGTGGTGTCGTTCGTCAGGGGCTGGATCACGAGTGATCGATAGTCGATCTGGGTTCCGCCCGAGAGCCGGGTCCACGCCCCTCCGTTGATCTGGTAGTCGATGTTGTAGTGGGTCGCCCCCACCGTGGCTGCCCATGAGAACGCCACGGAGGTGTGGGTGACCGTGCCCTTGGTGAGTGCTGCGTTGGGACGCAAGTAGACCGTCGCCGCCTTCGCGGCACTGTTGGACGACAGGATCGCTCCGTATCCGGTGTACCGGACCTGCCACTCCGTGGCACCGAGGAGGCTCAGCGCTCCCTGTGTGAGCGAGTACGCGCCATTGGTGACGGCAACCTCTCCCCCGGACTTCTTCCACGAGGTGTCGCCCCCGATGGTGTACCTCCACCACAGTGCGACGGTGCCCCCGGTGACCGTGCCCGTGGAGGCTGTGACCGATCCAGTGACCGTGAACCCTGTGCCGTTGTAGAGAGTGGGCGGGTTCGGGGTCGAGGTGGTGGTCGTCACTGTCGTGTTCGTGACGACGGTGTTCGAGGTCGCGGGCTCGTAGGGACCGGTTCCCGCGTAGACCGCCCGGTAGTCCACCGCACCGGGGGTGGCGACCTTGTAGATGATGGACCACGCGCCTGTGCTCTGGTTCACGCTGGTCGTGCTGGCGACCGTCGTCCACGAACCTCCGGAGGGCTTGGACTGGAGCGAGACGGTCGGACTGGTCGGAACCCCTGCGTCAGAGGAGAGCACTCCGGAGAAGGTGGAGTTCGCATTCCACTGAGGGGTGCCTGCGAGGGACAGCGTCAGGTTGGTCAGGACGGTCGTGTCCGTGGAGATGGTCACGGACGTGGCGGGTCCGTAGACGCCGACCCCGGGGAACCTCACCCGGTAGTCCACTGCGCCCGGAAGGTTGACCGTGTAGGAGATGGACCATGCGCCTGTGGAGGGGTCGATCACCGGGGTGCTGGCGACCGTCGTCCACGTGGCCTCCCCGTCCGTGCTGGCTTCGAGCAGAACCTCCGGACGGGGGTTGGGGACCCCACCGTCGGACGACAGCGTTCCGTAGAAGACGAGCAACTTGTTCCACTCCGGCGTGCCCGACATGTTGATGTCGATGGCGGAGATGAAGTCGATGTCGGGGGCGAAGCCGGGCTGGTTGATCAGGTCCAATGCGCCGAAGGCGGCGAGCCAGATCATCTTGTCCGGGCTGGTGGAGTCGAACATGACCCAGACTCCGCCACCCGTCTTGGGCAGACGATCTCGGGGCCAGACGGTCTTCTCGTGGATCGACCATGCAGGGAAGGCCCATCCGGAGGTCGCGGTCCCGAGGATCTGCGGAACCTGAACCCGGATCCGCCCCAAGTTCAGCGGGTCCCGGTTGTCCACACAGATGCCTCGGAACAGTCCGTTGAGGGCAGAGGTCGTCACCCCACCAGTCTGGCTGATTCGAACTTCGAACTCAGGCTGAAAGGTAGAGCAGTGGTCCCGCGATGGCACATAAGAAGAACGACCACCGGAGCACCAGCCGCAGCCACGGGATCCGGTCGCCCTTGCGGAGGTTGCACTGGGCGCACAGCGGCTGGAGGTTGCCCCGGCGGTTGGTGCCTCCCTTGGACAGGGGCCACCGATGGTCCACGTGGAACCCGTGACGCTTCAAGGACCGCCCACAGTAGGCGCACCGCCCGAAGCACTGGCGGTACACGTCATGACGGACGGTCCTTGGAACAGAGCGTCGTCTCACGCCTCTGGACCGAACTTCTTCTTCTTGTCGAAGAGCCTCATCTCCGTGACGGGAGCGAACATCCCCATGAGCATCCGCCTCTCCTGCTCTGCGTACACGTCCCGCATCGACTTGTGGATCTCGTCGGACAACGACCCCTTGTAGTCGTTGATCGAGTAGGAGGTCGAGGAGGCGGAGGAGGAGGTCGATACGGGCTCAGGGTCCGTTCGTCCTCCGCCCATGACGTAGTTGCGGTAGATCTCGTCGTTGGACCTCATCGTGTTCGGCGAGGTCTCCTTGAGGAACTTGTAGAAGGCCCCCTTCTCGTCCAGAGTGTCGGCTGTCCCCGCGAGGACTGCCTGCAACCGGGTCAGCAGATGCTCGTTGTCGGTGGTTCGACGGAGCAGCAAGTCCGACACCTGAGCCAGAACAGCGGCGACCTCCGACTCGTACTGTTCGTCGGACTTCATGTCTTGGCCTCCAGACGCCTCAGGTTTATCCGCAGGCGGTCGATCTCGACCTGACGATGCGTCTCGCACAGGGCCAGCGCATTGTCCAGATCCTCGCCGTCCTCCGCGTAGTACATGACCGGAGCCCGGTCACAGGTCTTCCCGCCGTCGCACTGCCACGCGGTCACGTCACCGTGGACGTTGAGCAGGTTGCTCTTCTCGCCCTCCAGCATCTCCTGCGTCTTGCGGTACATCGCCATGTAGTGGGCGTTGCACAGGCCCACCGTGGTCGCGATCCGCTCGCAGTCCTGCATCCGGCACGGGTCCGGCGTGATCTTCGTCGTCGTCGTGGTGCTCATCGTGTTCCTCTCTGCTCACCTCTGCTGTGAGGTAGGCAGCCCAGATGGCTGCCGCTTCAGTTCTTGGGGTATCCGGGCTCATAGGTGTGTCCCTCCGGAAGCGGACCCCGGTACTCGGAGTCCAGAACGCACAGGAAGTGCGGGGTCACATGCGTCTTGCAGACCGGGCAACAGGTGTCCCACGTCCCGCCCTGCACCTCGATGCGGTGGTGCTTCCGCGCCTCCTCGTGCACCGCGCACAGGACCTCAGCGGAGCATCCCGGCTCGCAGCAGTCGCTCATCACTCCGCCTCGATGTAGACGTGCCAGACGAACGGCTCCCCGACATAGGTGCCGACGTAGGTCAGGTCGGCCTCCGGCACGAGGTTCCCGGTCCCGACGATGTAGACGACCCGATCCACCTTGGGCTGGTCGGTGTCCACCTCCACCCAGATCGTGAGCGCCCCGCGCTGGTCTGCCACGCACAGGGGGCGTGCGCCTTCATGGGTGGCGATCCGCTGCTCGTCAGTGATCGTCAACACGTGCTTGTAGATGGTCCTACTCATGTGCTTCTCCTCCAATTGCGTCCCGCGCCCGCTTGCCGGGCATTGGTCGGTTGTAGAACGCATCGCCGTGGTCCTCGGAGAAGTCCTCCCAGAACTCGCCGCACGGCGGGTCGGGGATGATGGCGATGGCGTGGTACGTCGAGGGGTCCGCGTAGAACGCCAGTGCCTCCAGCAGGTCCACGATGCGCTCGTCCTTGGCACGCAACGCAGCGTTGGCTCGCGTCCCTACGTCCAGTCGCTCATCGGCGCGGGCGCGCTTCTCCTCTGCTTCCTGCACGCTGGTCAGCCGCGCGACAGCGCCCTCCACGTAGGTGGCAGCCTGAGTGCTGTCGAACACGCCCGTTGGGCGCGGTTCCCAGCACATCGACACTGCCCCGGCGCACTCGCCCACGACTCGGAAGATCTCGTCCCTCAGGGCGTCCGCCTCTTGGAGCCTGCGGTACAGCACGTCCTTGCCGTCCTCATCAGTACGTCCCGGGCCTTTGGCTGCGTCGAACTCCTCGCGGGTAACCCCCAGCAGGGCGAGGACATCGGCGAGGAAGACCGCAGGACCATCCCATTCGACATCGTGGGGCGGCTCGCAGTTCCACACGCCCGCAGCAATCTGCGCTGACGGCAGCGCCTCCACCTGTGCCCGCAGGCGCTTGAGCAGGTCGTCCTCGATGGCACGGATGTCGTCCTCGTTCATGAACTCCATCGAACCGGCGGTCATGACGGCACCGTCTCATCCGGCTCAGGCGTTGGGCGTCTGGTCACCCACTGGACGCTGGCCCAGTGCCGTGTCCAACTCTCCGCGTCCACGATCTGGTGATCGACGCGCTTCTCGTGCTGCCCCGACAGCCATCCGATCAGCAGGGACAGCGTGCAGAGCAGCCACACCACGATCCACTCGTTCTGGGTCAGGCTCATGGTCGCCACCCGCACATCGCGCAGTGATCGCCGTCATCGTCGGAGACCACCGTGTCGCTGCCACAGTCGGGACAGCCCTCTTCGAACTCCGAATCCGGGTCGGCGCTCATGACTGCGGGCAGTGGTAGTTGTAGTCGGACCAGTCCTTGTACCGGAGGCCGCAGCGCTCGCAGCGCGAGTCGGGCTGGGTGTCGGGCCATTCGTGTTCCATGGGTGGGGTGTTCCTTCCAAGGGATACCGCCCGGAGTGGCGGAGCCCCCACCCTACTCCAGTGGGTTAGTGGCTTACAAGCCGGGTGCCAAGGGGGCGGGGAGCGCCGTGGGAGGGGCTCGGGAGGCACGAGTCTCCAGTGCAGCCTGAGGGTTGAGGGCCAGATCCAATGCGGGCCTTCATTCGGTCTCCGAATCCAATGGGGCACCGGGTGAGTAAGAGCCTTCGGGCTGGGGCCACCGGGAGACCGGGCGGGCACGATCCCCGCCGAAGAGACTTACGTCCCGCTGGCGAGCACGACGACCCCCCGACCCACTGCTGGACCATGCCTGCGGTCTGGCGAGACTGTGGGGGGACCCACGGCCTAAGGGTGGGGGGGTCGGCCCTCAGTGGGGGGTGCCCCTGCCGCCCCCCGTGTAAGTGGCTTCCCCCGTAACCGCTGCGGCATGGCCCCATGGATGTAAGGCAGTCACGACGCACGACGCCGCGAGGCGCTGGGCAGCGCGTGGCTGGGGCTACCGCCAGACCTCTGGTGCTCCATTCGGGGTGTGAGTAGGTCAGTTGGGGGGTAGGTGCCCCCTCTTGGCTGATTCATCCGTGCTCACCACAGTGTGAGTGCGTTGCATGGGGCAGCGGGGAGGGGATGCCTCTACTCCTGTGCCTATGGCAGTGCCCACTCCGTGGGGAGTCTTCCCGCGATTCTTGTGAGGTCCGGTTGGACTTCCCCCGAAACCGCTGGGATGCCTCCCCATGGCTGTAAGCACAGAGCGAGAGAGTGAGAGACCGGGATACGGAGTGCGGTGGGATGACAGTCCCCCACCATGAGTCACCCGCCGGTTTCGAAGTTCGAACGCTTTCCCCCGTAACCGCTGCATGGCGGTTGCATGGTTGTACGGCGACACCGGGTGGCTCCGGTGAGTACCGCCTCATATTGGGTCGCTTCCCCTCCGGGGGGTCGAACCCGCCGCGTTTCTCGGCACCTTCGGGGGTCGGGCAGTCAGGGCTAGGCGCGTTGCATCCCCACGGGGTGCGCGGCTGAGCATCCCTGAGCCCGACCGGCTGAGACGTGTGGCGGTAGTAGGTCCCCCCTCCGGGTGGCACATGACCCTGCGCTAGTTGGTCGCACGCTTTGCCAGCACCTAACCAATAGATCGGAATCCTGCCCCATCCGTGGGGTGGCTCCTATCGCCACGTCCGCGTGGTCCTGTCCCCTGTTCGCCCGCTCTGGGCTTGGGGTCTCTGGGCCACGATTCTGGGCGGGGCGGGATGAGCGCGGGTGATCCGGTGACAAGGCTTGAATCATCGGGCCGGACGCTTCCTAGGCCGCAGTACCAAGGGGCCAGCGTCTGCCCGGTGATTCTCACCTGTGCATCCTCTTCGGAGGGTGCATGGACGAGAGTCACCAACACGATGGGAGCAACACAATGAGAATCCACACCGACGGCAACCGCGAGACGATCACCCGCGCCGCACTCGCGGCGGGCGTGGACATGGTCAAGTGCGAGGAGCACGGATCCCGCACGCATGCCCGTGCCTTCGAGGTCAGCCTGCGAGGCTCCTCCCGCCGCCGCCCCAACTTCTGGGACGGCAGCGACTGCTACGCCGCAACATGGGATCAGTGGGGCATCTTCCTCGCCCACATCTTCGACGCCGACACCGACGCACGGTGCGGGTCGGTCAAGCACCCCACCTACCGGGACGGGGACGACTTCCACGCGAAGACGTTCCGCCGCTTCCTGTCCACATTCCTGATCGTCTTCCCGGAGACTGACCGGCCCATCGTGGTCGAGCCCGTCACCCCGAACGACATGCACGGGGACCACACGTTCCGCTTCTCCGGGACGCCCTACGTCCAGCAGTGCACCAAGTGCACCGCCCGCTTCACATGGAAGGTCTGACCATGATCGACACCTACGTCCCCGTGGACGAGTTCATCTTCGCCGGTACCAAGTGCGTCGTGACCAACGTCGTGACCACGGACCGCGAGGGCAACGTGCTCTCGACCCGCCCCGGCCCCACCTTCCGCTACCCCGTGGGGAGCATCCGATGAAGGTCATCTACTCCGCCGTCGGGAACAAGGCATACGCATGGCATGTCGTCACCGGCCACGGCATCGTGGTCGCTGGCGAGGTCGTCAACCGGATGGGAACGTGGCGCGCCGTCATCACCCACGAGGACGGTGACAAGTTCACGATCCCCGAGGGTGGCGTGCTGACCGGCTACGCTTCCGCGCGCAAGGCTGCCGTGGCGGCAGCACTCGACTCCTACGCACTGGGCGAGGCTGGCCGCTTCGCACGCACCATGGCGTGGTCGTGATCCCGCAGTAAACGCCGGACCGCAGCAAGGGGGCGGGCGATTCGAACTCCGAATCGTCAGTCGCCCTTGGGTCGTCCGGCCCAGTCCCGGGCAATCCGCCCGTCCCCCGAAACCGCTGCCCAGCGGTTCCATGAGTACCAACAACGTCCTAGGAGGACACCGCACCATGAGCAACGTCGAGATTGACATCCAGAGCAAGACCAGCACCCTGTCCAACCTCATCGAGGTCAGCGCTCAGGCCACCGGCACCGCCGTCGCGGCTGAGGGAACCATCGCCGGGTACGAGAACCAGTTCGTCAGCATGATCGACGCCTTCTCGTCCGCCCGCCTCGCTGGCAACACCGAGACCGAGGTCCGCAAGGCACTTCAGGCTGACCAGAAGGCCAGCGGCACCAAGCACTACGCCACCGGCAACGACGGGTGCTCCATGCTGGACCTGCTCGCGCAGTTCCACCGCCTGTCGGGTGACCTGCCCGAGTCCGCCGATATCAAGTGGGTCTACCGCCCAGCGACCACCGCCGCGCTCGGCCTGCTGGAGGGTGAGCGGTCGATCAACGCGGCCATCGCCGCCGTCCGTGCCCCCAAGGGCAAGGCCGACCTGCGTGCCAACGGCCACGAGAAGGAGTACGGCAAGCCCGTGGTCGAGAAGATCTTCGCCGAGTCCACGGACAAGACCGACGCGCTGGTTCGCCTGATCCAGCACGCCAAGCACCTCGACACCCTCCTCAAGGAGGTCAAGGAGTCCGAGAAGGCTCCCAAGTCGGCGGACAAGTTCCTCAAGGCTGCCACCGGCCCGATCAACAAGGTCGTGGGTGCGCTCGACGCCGGGCTGGTCGATGACATCGACACGTGCTCGCTGCTCATCGAGTCGCTCATCGCCACCTTGGAGGAGGCCAAGAAGCACGCCGCCTTGGTCAAGTAGCACTGCTCGACCTGCGCCTGCTCCCGGTTCGAAGTTCGAATCGGGAGCGGTTGCTGGCGACTCAGCGCCTGCACCACGCCCACCACAGAGAGGATCACCATGACCGACGGCACCGTCTACGTCGTCAAGACCGACACCGGTCTGCCCATCGCCTTCGACCTCCCTGAGGAGGCCGAGGAGTACGTCGCCACGGCGACCCCCAAGTGCAAGATCGTCCGGCTCTCCATCGTGGACTGCCCCCGTTGCGACCGTGCTGACTTCAGCGACGTGCCGCACTTCAACTGCATCCGCCCGGGTGCCGTAGGCCACAGCGCCAGCCACTGCACAGCGAGCGCGTGCTTCTGAGTTGTCAGATGCCCGCAGTAAACTCGCCGCGCCCCTGACCCCCTGACCCCATAGGTACACAACCACCACGAAAGGCAATCCTCATGCCCAACCGCACCACGAACCTCTTCGCGGTTCGTATCAAGTCCGAGGTCAACTCCGTCCAGATTCTGGGCTGGGTGGACACGGACAAGACCATCCGGATCCTGCACCGCACGGAGCCCGATTCGGCCACCCCCAAGCCCCGCTGGCAGGAGGCCAAGATCCCTCCGGCCCTCTGGCCGGGCTCCACCGCAACCGCGATCAACGCGGCCACGGGCACCCTGATCGGTCACCTCGACCGCAAGATCACGGGCGCTGGTCCGTACACGATCGACGGCGTGTGGACGCTGGACTTCAGCGATGCTGACCACGAGGCGCTCGACTCCGAGGGCGATACCAACTCGCTCAAGACTCGCGCGGCTCGTCTCTTCGACGGCACCCCGCCCCGATCCAAGGGTGGCTTCGAGACCACCAAGGAGGTGGCTCGCTGGCTGTTGGAGAACCCCATCATCGCGCTGGTCGATGGCGGCATGGAGGCTCTGACCGAGTCCGTGCTCAAGGGGCCGTCCACCGTGGCAGCCCTGTCCGCCGACGAGGTCGAGGGCATCCTGCTCTCGGACGGCAAGACCAAGTTCGTCCCCCGCGCATGGTGGAACGGGCTGACCGACGTGACGTTCCTGCGTCAGGCTCGCGACCGGGACATCTTCGTCCTGCTCGCTGGCCCTCCCGGGACCGGCAAGTCGGCGCTGGTCGAGGCTGCCTTCATGGACGAGTACTCCTCCGCTGGGCTGACGTTCAAGGAGGACGCGCTCATCGTCGGCACCGAGGACACCACGACCGCCGACCTGATCGGTGGCGTGACGCAGGATCCCGACACCGGGATCTTCAAGTTCCGTCCCGGCAAGGCGATCAAGTGCGCGCAGGCTGGCGTCCCGTTGTTCGTTGACGAGGCGCTGCTGATCGACCCCCGCGTGCTGTCGGTCCTGTACTCGCTGATCGACGGTCGTCGTGTGCTCCCCCTGCCGGAGGAGTTCAACTACACCGACCCGGTCAGCGGCATGTCCAACGCAGTCTCTGCTCAGGACGGCTTCTACATCGTCTTCGCTGGCAACCCGGACGTTCCGGGTGCTGTCATCTCCGAGGCGCTGGCGTCGCGGTGCGTGCTCAAGCCTGAGTACCTCACCGACTACGACACCGCCGCCCTGCTGCTGGGTGTGGCTCACGAGGAGATCGTGACCGTCGCCCGGAACATGGAGACCAAGCGTCAGTCCGGCGAGGTGCTCTGGGCTCCCCAGATGCGTGACCTGCTGGGCTACCGCGACGTGGCGGCTGCCTTCGGGACAGAGATTGCCCTGAGCAACATCGTCCAGAATTGCACCAGCGATTCTGACCGCGAGGTCCTCGCGGATGTCATCGCCCGCACGCTGGG